TGTACAGGCTCGACAGGTGGAAGCCCGCGGTCTTGCGGACCACTGGCAGCTCGCCATCGGCTGTTTCCAGTACCGAGCGCCATTGCCCCTGGCCCAGCATCCAGGTCTTATGGTGCTCGGCGATCGGGGTCTCACAGGACTCGCACACATAGGCGGCCGTCTCGGGTCGGCTGCCGGTCTCACTGCGCTCCCAACGCAGCTGCTCAAAACGCAGCCATTGGAGGTGGTTGCAGTGCGGGCACGGCACAAAGAAGCGCCGCTGGTCCGAGGCTTCGTACTCCCGCTCAATGGCGCTCGCCCCCGATACCGTCGGAGTCGACACAATAAAAATCTTGCGACGGGCAAAGGTGCGGGTCCGCGCCTCGGCCAGCGAAATGGCATTGCCCTCCCCGTCCACGTCCACGGGGTAGCCATCCACCTCGTCGAGGAACAGGTAGCGCACCGGCATCGAACGCAGTCCCACCGCGCTGTTGGCACCGGTCATCACCAGCACCCCGCCACGAAACTCCTTGCCCAGGATGGTGTTGCCCGAATCCCGGGCCCGGGCCGGCGCGATCAGGGTGGACAGCGTGGGACTTTCTTCGATCAGCGGGTCAATCCGCTGCTTGGAGTTGCGCTTGGCCATCTCCACCGTGGGCGCCACCGCCATCATGGGTCCGGGTGCCAAGTGGATGACATAGCCAATCCAGTTGTTGCCACACTCGGTACCACCGACCTGGGCGCCTTTCATGAACACCACGCGCTCCACTGGGGAGGTCGGTGAGAGGCAATCCATGATCTCTTTGAGGTACGGGGTGCGCGCAGTGCGCCACTGCCCCGGTTCAGACGCCGACTTACCCGAGAGCATCCGGTACTGGTCGGCCCACTCGGAGACGCTCAACAGCGGGTCTGGGGTCAGCCCATCGCGCCAGGCCTCGGCAATGGCATCGAAGCCGTCATAGTTTTCCAACACATTCCACAACGTATTCGAGGGGTTGCAAAGGCTTACTCCAGGCGCACGGCCAGGTCACCCAAGGCGGTGAGCTGGTCACGCACCGCTTGTTCTAAAAGGACATGCAGGGCATGGCTGTCGGCACCGAGCGCACTGGCCATCTGGGCTGCCACACGGGCTGGCCAGTTTAGCCAGGCATCGCGTTCGGCCCGCGCCATGCGAAACACATGGGCCACCGCCTGGTCTTTGTCGACCAGCTCACCTTTGAGCCGTGCCAGGCGCACCTTGTTGGTCTGGGCCTTGAGCACCTCATTGGCGGTCTTGGCCTGCATCAGCGTGGTACCGCCTGCGCTTGCGCTGGTGCTGGTGCTGGCGCCCATGCCACCCAAGGGTGAAGGCGTGGCCGACAGGGCTTCACGCACGCTGGTCACGGCTTCCTGCGGCACCTCCCGCTGGGGCACGGCCTTGCGCTGCTGAGCAGCGTCGGTATTGACGCTCCATTGGGCGTCGGCCAGCTGCGGGTCAATCCGGCCGTCGTCCCCCAAGGTGATGCGGCCGCTCTGGATGGCTTTGCGCACCGCGGTATCGGATACCCCGCGGTGGCGCGAATACGCGCGAATGGACAGACGCTCTGACATACCCAAGTGAAGCAGTCTGGCTAATCAAAAGACTTGATGTTGTTCGTGAATGAAGCGTTCATACGGCCACCCCAACCACACTTTTTTTGGAGCGCCGCATGAACCACACCACCACCGCCAAGACCATCACCGCCCCGGCTTCGCTTTTGGAGCAGATCGCCCGCCAGCACCTTTTGGTGCAGACGCTGCAGACCCAGCACGCTGACCGCTTGGATTTCCACGAGGTGTCGGTGTGGGGGATTGAAGCTGCTTTGCAGGCTGCGTTTGCAGCGGGGCAGCAGGCTGCGGCAAGCCAGCCACCGGCCGAACAAAAAGATTCCAAAACCGCTTGATTAACGAGCGAACTGAAGCGTTCATCACACCACCATTTTTTAAAGAGGAAAAACCATGAAACTGACTGATACCCAAAACAAACTGCTGCACGCCGCAGCCCACCATCCTGAGCAACTGCTGACCGATTTCCCGGCCAACGTCAAAGGTGGCGCACGGCTCAAAGTGCTGACTGCCCTGCAAAACTCCGGATGCATTCACCCGCAAGGCAAAACCGATGACGGATCCATCCGGTTTGCCATCACCGCTGCCGGCTACGAAGCGCTGGGCCTACAGATGCCACACCCTGCGCCCACCCCAACAGCAGCACCAGCGGCGCAACCCGCATCCCCACCGATCACCCGCGAGGGCACCAAGCAAGCCACGCTGATCGGGCTGCTACGCCGCCCAGAAGGCGCCACGCTGGGGCAAATGGTGGAAGCCACTGGCTGGCAAAGCCACACGGTGCGCGGCACCCTGGCGGGAGCGCTCAAGAAGAAACTGGGCCTGGTTATCGTCTCGGCCAAGACCACCGGTGCCGAGCGCACCTACCGGATCGCTTGAGAGGACTTGCCATGACCACCATGACGATTCACATCGAGCGCACGCCCCAGACCCTCACCGTGGAGGGAAAAACCATCCAGGTCGAGGCCCTGAGCCTGCGCCTGCCCTTTGCGCGCAAGCCCTGCGACTTGCGCGATATGTGCGCCTCCGGCGACTACCCCATCTTTGTCACGGAGACCCGGGAAATGCGCCCGGAGGAATTCGATGCCTTTGCCAGCAAGATGCTGGTCTCGCGCGACTGGCTCGCGGGCAAAGGCGGTTTCGTCGGCGAGGGGCGCCTCTGTATCGAGATCCACGCCCCTGGCAGACCTTACCTTTACGTCGACCCCTCCGGCAGCGACTACGCGCGTTATGTCGCCCGCCTGGGATAAGGTTGCCACCCATAAAAAAAGCGGTGGGTCGCAAGGACCTGGCCGCTTTGTGGGGACGAAGAAAGATTACTTCTTCTTGTTCACCGATGCCTTGAAGGCAGCGCCCGGTGTGAACTTGGGCACGGTCGCTGCTGCAATTTTGAGCGGCTCGCCGGTGCGGGGATTCTTGCCCTTGCGCGCTGCGCGCTTGGTGGCCTTGAAGGTTCCAAAGCCCATCAGCTGGACGTCTTCCTTCTTGGTCACGGTCTTGGTGATGATGGCCACCAGGGCATCCACCGCACGACCGGCCGCGGCCTTGCTCATATCGGTTTCTTTGGCCAGCGCTTCCACCAGTTCAGATTTGTTCACATTCCACTCCTTGTTTGTTTTTTAACCATGGAGGCTGGATTTTGTCATGACGAGAAAAATGGGATCTCCGTCAGATAGATGTGACTTTCTAAATCATTTTGGTGATTCGCTTTACTTCACTCCGAAGTAGAGCGTTCATAGCGGTGTCGCAAACAACTACCGGAACACACCATGCAAACCACACTGCAAACCACCAACCTGCTGCCCGCCACCCAGAACCAAGATTGGGGCTTTTGGGGCACCATGGGCGACCAGGCTAGCGTCGCCTGGCCCATTGCGCTCACCGAAATCAGCCGGGCCACCGGCGAATCCCCTGAGGAGGTCCGCCCCTTCCTGGACAGCCGCCATGGCCGCCACTTTGCGGATACGGTGCGTGACGCCCTGGTACAAGGCCACGGCATGCACGCCGCGATCACCCAGGCCATTGCACAGTGGATGAGCTGGAAGATCGGTCGCCTGACTCGCCGCGACTACGGCATCCCCCAAGGCCTGCCTTACCTGACCGGCTTTGTGATTCACTGCAACCTCCATCAGGACTGAGCGGCGGCGGCCTCGGTAACAGGGAGGCTTACATCGCCCTGCACTGGCTGCTGCGAAGCCAACTGCCCAGCCTCTGCAAACCCAGCGCCATCGGCCTCACGCACCGCCTTCTTGCCGGTGTACGCCTCCCAGCGTTGGACGATCACATCCACGAACTTGGGATCGAGCTCCATCAAACGCGCCTGGCGATTGTTCTTCTCGCAAGCAATCAAGGTGGTGCCGGATCCACCAAAGAGGTCCAGCACGATGTCCCGGCTCTTGGACGAATTCTGCAAGGCCCGTTCCACCAGCTCCACCGGCTTCATGGTGGGGTGCAGATCGTTGACCCGAAGCTTGTTGTAGTTCCAGATATCTGACTGGTTGCGATCACCACACCAGAAGTGGTTGCTGCCCTGCTTCCAGCCATACAGGATGGGTTCGTACTGGCGCTGGTAATCGGCCCGGCCGAGCGTGAAGGTGTTCTTGGCCCAGATGACAAACGTCGACCATTTACCTCCAGCGTCCAGCCAGGCCTTTTGCAGCGTGTGCAACTCGGAGGAGCTCATGCACACATAGCAGGCGCCCTTGGTTACCAGCAGCAGGTTCAAGCAAGCGTCGTAGAGGAATTGGTAGAAGCCATCCCCCAGAGCATCGTTGAGGATGCGCCGGTCTTTGCCGCGCATCTTGTCTTTGGCACTGTTGCCATAGTCCACGTTATAGGGTGGATCGGTAAAGGCCATGTCGGCCAGCTGCCCATCCATCAAGCGCTCGACATCGGAGAGCACCGTGGAGTCGCCGCACAGCAAACGGTGCTGCCCCAGGATCCACAAATCCCCGGTACGCGATACCGGCTCCGCGGGTGCTTCGGGGACCGCATCGTCTTCGGTAAGTCCCGCCTGTTCAACATGGCCATCGAGCAAGCGGTCCAGTTCCTCATCCCCAAAACCCATCAGGTCCAGATTGAATTCCGCGTCCTGCAGCTCCGCAAGTTCAAGCTTCAAAAGTTCCTCATCCCATCCGGCGTTTTCCGCGATGCGGTTGTCGGCCAGGATGTAGGCTTTTTTCTGGGTCGGCGTGAGGTGCGCCAATTCGATCACCGGCACTTCGGACAGAGCGAGTTTGCGGGCAGCGGCCAGGCGGCCATGGCCGGCAATCACACCTTTCTCGCCATCGGTCAGGATCGGATTGGTGAAGCCGAACTCTGCAATCGAGGCCGCAATTTGGGCAATCTGGGCATCGCTGTGGGTTCGGGCATTGCGGGCATACGGGATGAGCGCATCCACCGCGACCATTCGGATCTCGGGTGTCATGGAGTCTTTCGTTTACTATTTCTGAAACAACAACGCAGAACCGTCCCAGTGGAGATTCAAGTCATCAAGGGCTTCAATGCCCGCAAGCCCAAATTCGCCGATGGCAAGGACGCAGGCTTTACCCCACTCCTGCCCGGTCACTATTCGGGAGAAATCCATGCCGATGGCGACCTTCGCCTGAGCAAATCTAACGGCGACGTGGCTTTACTCTCGGTGCAAATGCGCGAGGAAAAAATCGCGGGGGGCTTTATGGTGGTCACCACACCCTGAGCGCAAACCGCCGGGCTGCCTGCAACCCCGGTGCAAACTGCAAACCCGGTTTGCAGGTCTGGCGCTATCGAGATTGGGGGCCTCTCCCCCCCGCATACATTTTTGGCGTGGAAGGACCCGTGAAATCTGTGTCAGCTGCGTCGGCTGCGTCAGTCAGATGCAATCTCTGCAGAGCATCTTCGCCGTCTCGCAATTTTCACAACCATAGCCGTAAATGTAGGCCAAACTACCCCGAAATGCGACACACCGAAAGGGTGCCAAAAGGGACAAAGAGGGCAAGGCGTGGACAAGCTCCAAAGCCGTTGCCCTCCTTGGCTCAAATTGTGTGAAAGCCTAGTGCCAGTGGAACCTCAATGGGTGCCAGTTGAACCGGCTTCGTCACTCATCCATGCGGGAATATCCCTTTTGCCGTGCAAGACCCGCCAGACATCGATGTGGTCTTCGCGTTCAACGAAGAACACCAAGTGGGGATACCGTGTCAACGGCCAGGATCGAAGGCCGGGCAGGTTCAGCTCGTGGGCATAGCGCGGTGAACCGGTGGCGGGGTGACGACTGATGTGGGCATAGGCTTGCTCCAGCGCGTCAATGAACCCCACAGCGGCACGCTCAGCGTCCTCGCTCAGGTAATGATCAATGGCTGCTTCGACATCCCTATTGGCTTCACTGCGCGGGATGATGGGCTTGAACTTCATCCGCGCGCGCGCTTTTGCACACGCTGGCGCAGCGTTGCAAAATAACTTGCATCCGCAGGTGCCGCCGGGGCAGAGGTTGCTCCCTGGAGCAACATGCCTCGCAAGCGCAAAACGTCTGCATCCTTGCGGATCAGCTCGCGCACGTACTCACTGCTGGTGCCGTAACCACGTTGCGTGACCTGCTCGTCCACAAAAGACTTGAGCGAATCGGGTAGGGAAATATTCATGGTGCTCATGCGTCCATGTTATCCATTTTGGCAAAATTTGGCAAGAATCCGGTTTTAGAGACCCTGGCCATTGAGCTGCTCCACCACTTCAAAAATCGCCATCTGCCAATGCCGCTGCGCCGTGCGGGTGCAGCAGGCAAAGCGGATCCCGATCTCCCGCCAGCCATACCGCTTGGCCCGCATCCAAACCAGGTGGCGCTGTTCGACCTCCAGCCACAGTACCCAGCGCATGGTCTCCAGCATCCGCTCGATGTCTTGTGGCGTAGGTGGAAACCGTACCCGCGGTGCTTCTTCGGCCGAATACGCTTCCCACTCACTGCGTGCCAGGGCTGGCCAGCAGTTGAAGTAGCCCTGCACCTTCACAGGTGGGAGGCGCCGTGCGGTCGCGGCCGCATCCGTGAAGCGATCGGCAACCTGGTCGCATGTCCAAAGCAATGTCTCCTTAGCCATGGCGTGGCCCTCCCCGGTTGCCGTAGAGCCGCTCACCGATGCGTTGCACCAGTTCACGCTCACAGAAGTCCAGACGGGCGTCCTCTGCGTTGACCACCAGGATGTGCTGCTCCTGCCAGCCAGACCGCTTCATCGCATCCAGATCGGTCACCTGGGGCTGCAGACGTGCCAGCGCGCAGCGCAGGGGTTGTGCGGGTACTTTCATGTCAGTCCTCCTGGGTGTCGATGACCCAATGCAGGAGGGCCAGAGCGTCGGCTTCGTTGTCATCACTGACGGGGTGGCCCAGGGCGCGCATGGCCGCAATGACAGCGTGCTTGCCTGCGTTGCCTTTGCCGGTAGCGTGTTTCTTGATCGTGCCCACGGGCACGCCCTGGTACGGGATGCTGTGGTGCTCGCACCAGGCAGTGAGCGTGGCCAGCAGCCCGCCATACACATGGGCGGCATCCACCCCTGCGTGGCGACGCACTTCCTCGAAGTAGACCGACTGGATTTCGCCGGACATGGCCTTCAGTTCGGAGAGCCAGCGTTTGAAGCGCAGGTAGCGCATGCCCCCTCCTTCAAAACGCTGGGGCTTGAGGCTCACAAAGCCGTGGGCAATGTTCCCCAGCTGGGGGCGCATGGCCCAGCCAGTGGTGGTGCCCAGGTCCAGTGCCAAGGTGGTGGTGGCCTGGGTGGATCTGTCGTTGGTGATGTGGTCGTTTGTCGTGTTTTGCATGGTCGTCAGTTCCTCAGTCTTGGGATCACTGACGCAGCTGACACAGCTCCCGGAAACTTTCTCATGTGTGTGCGTACGCGCACGCGCGTGGAAAGTAACCAGCATCTGCGTCAACTGCGTCAGTCGGGTGTTTTTTAGGGGTTCAGTGGTCGGCATAGGGGACGTATCCAGAACGGGTCGGCTCCTTCAATCCAATCCCCTGAAACCCGCGGATGCCCGAGGAGTTACGCCATTTCTCGGTGCCCCGGGCCATCAGCAGGTCAGAGAAGCGGCGTTGCGTGCCCATGAACTCCCCGGCCGCTTCTGCCCACTGCTTCCAGTCGGTGAACAGTTCGGTCGTCAGAGACTTGGCGGTGGGAATGCGCACACAGCGTTCCTCCAGCCAGCGACCCATGGCGTCCTCCGACTCAAAATATTCCTCCGTCGCATCGAGCACACATTGCGGTGCCTTGAGTCCTTCGCGCTGCCAGGCCAGGCAACCCTGCACGCCCCAGGCAAAGATCGCATTGCGCTCGGTCAGCAACTTGGACTGGAGCTGCTTGTCACGCTGCTCGGGTGGCACAGTGATGGTGAACGGGATCAGGTGCAGGCGGCGGCGCATCGCCTCGTCGATATTGCGGATCGCCGGCTTGTGGTTGCCCGCAATGACCAGCTTGAACTGCGGAAAGAAGGTGAAGAAATCCTGGCGCATAAAGCGCGCCGAGACCTGATCGCCGCCCGTGATCTCCTTGACCTTGGATTCGTTCCAGCGCCGCCCCTGCTCTGTCTCCGTCGCCGCCACAAAGCGTGCTCCGCGCAAGCCCGCCAGATCGGTGGGATGGCGGTCGTTACGGGACTCCATGAAGGTGTCCATGGGCGCGTTAGCAGCATAGTCACCCAGGATGGTGGTGAGCACGTTGACAAACACGCTCTTGCCGTTCGCCCCGGTGCCGTACAGAAAGAACAGCGCATGCTCCTGGGTCGAGCCCGTCAGGCAGTAGCCAAACACCTTCTGCAGGTAGTGCATCTGCGCCGCGTCCGACCCCGTCACCTGCTGCAGGAAAGCCAGCCAATGGGGACATTGCGTGCCAGGCTCCAGCGTCGCGGTGCAGATCTTGGTCATGCGGTCGGTGCGTGCATGGGCGCGCATCCGTCCAGTGCGCAGGTCCACTACGCCACCCGGGGTGTTGATCAACCAGGCATCCGCATCCCACTCATCGGTATTGCCTGCATGGCGGCGATCGGCACGGGCCAGGCGCTCCACCCCTCCGATGGTGCTGGCACCGGCCAGCTTGACCGCCAGCTTGGGGTTGTCGGCCTTGAGCGAGGCATGGCGACAGACATGGCGCACCAGGTCAGAAGCGGCCAGCGTGTCTTCCGAACGCCAGCGCTGGCCATCCCACATCAACCATTTACCCCACGCCGCAACGTAACGCCAGTCATGTTGGTAGCGCCGGGTGAAGGTCAGTGCCAGGGCATCCTCGGTGCCCCACACGGCGTTTTCCTGTGCACCGACGGCATCGTCCCTGGCCAGTGGGCCAGCCTGGATGTCTTCATTGCCCTCGTAGGGCAAGCGCATCTGTATGCGCGGACCGCTGGCAATGGCCTGCAGCGCATCCCAGCCTTCCGCGATCGCATCGGCCGCGTCCCAACCCTCGGGCTTGTCCTCGGGTGGGTACAGGATGGCGCAGGATTGGGCACCGGCCGCCAGAATGGCCTGGGCAGCGCGGTCGGCGTACTCCCAGCCCGGCTTGTCGCGGTCCGGCCAGATCAGCACTGCCTTGTCTTTGAGGGGCGACCAGTCGGTCTTGTCGACCGGTGCATTTGCGCCGTGCATCGCGGTCGTGGCGCAAATGCCTGCGTCAATCAGGGCCTGGGCACACTTCTCCCCTTCGGCCAGGACCACCCGATCGGATATGGCCATGCCAGCCTGGTTGTACAGCGGCCGCGGATCCGGTGGCGCCATCTTGCGGCGTTTGGCATCCCAGGGCCGGAACTCCTTGCGACCATCCGGCGGATCGTAACGGTAGACCACCGCAATCAGCTTGCCGCTGGCATCCAGGTAATCCCACTTGGCCGTGGCGGGCCCCAAATCGTCGACCGGTTGCTCGCCCTTGCGTTTGCGCGCCGGCACAACCTGTGCACGCCCCAGCAGTTCAGTGGTCTTGACTAGGACCGCGGCAAAGTCACTCTGCCAGGGAATCCCAAAGTGGCCACCGATCAGCGCGAACATATCGCCACCGGATCCGTTTTCGCGATCGGTCCAGAGGCCCGCCTTCTCGCCCTGCAGAACAATCTCCAAGCTGTCCCCCGGGCTGCCCAGAATGTCGCCGATCAGGAACTTGCCACGGCGAACCTTGCCGGCCGGAAACAGAGTGAGCAGCACCGACTCGAGCCGGCCAAGCAAAGTAGCGCGGATCTCCTCACGTTGGGACTCACTGGCCTGCAAAGTCGCGGGCCCGGCATCGTTGAAATCAATCACGCACACCTCCCGTTGTATGGGTCTGAACCTGTGTCTGTGCCGGAGCATCGGTGCTACGCCCCTGGACCCCATTGCTTTGGGCCGCCCAATGGAACAGCTCCGACATCCGAAACCGCACCAGGCCACCGAGCAGGTAGTGGGGAATGCGGAACTTGCTGCGCATGCGCGGGTCGGCGAACCAGTAGTACGGCAGGCTCAGTGCGGCGGAGGCCTGGTGGGCATCACTCATGGTTTCGATTTCTTCCGGTGTGGGTGAGTTGGAGGGGAGGTGTTGGTTTGGGTTGGGTGTGTCGTTCACAAGGAGGTCCTCCAGCAGCGGTCCTGCCATGCGCAGAACTTGCATTCAAAGAGAGTCGGGTCCATAAAGGCCCGGGGCAGCAGTTCACCGGCGTCGGTGGCCGAAATGACACGTACACCGCGGTCCGACATGCGCTGGGCCAATGCCGCATCAAAGGGCACGCGCTCGGCATAGATCTCCATGGTGTCGGCATTCACCGCGGTGAACAGCGCCGGGTACTCGTAGAGCTCCAGATAGGACTGGTAAATAGACACCTGGGCGGCGTAAACCGGCTTGGACAGAGCAAGGCCTTTCTTGACAAGGTCATTCCAGGACTTGGAGCCCAGGCATTTGTTCTCCCACAGCGCCGGGTAGGCAAAGCCTTCCGGCCCGCCCACCAAGACACCATCGATATGACCCTGCAAGCGTCCGTCAGCTACTGAGAAACCGAACTGCTCGCCGTTGGCTTGGTGGGTACGCAGGTCAAAACCGGCCGCGCGCAACCAGCGCACCATGCAATCCTCGTTGAGGTGGCCTCGCTCGAAGATGCGCAGGATGCGTCCCGGGGTGTCACGCCCCTGGTCCACCGGTGCCTGGGCGTACTCGAACTGCAGGGCCCGCTCGCAGGACACACCCAGGCGGGAGGCACCGAGGTACTGGCGCGCCTTATCACGCGTGCGCCCCTGCTGCAGCCCGGCATCGACCAGAGCCATGACCTGCCCCGAGAGGCTGGAAGTGGAGTTGAAATCCATCATGGGTTGGCCTCCCATGGCGTATCACCGGCCATGTCCGCGAACGGACTGC